TTTGAGCTCGCCCATGGTGTGGAACATCGCGTGCGTCTCGTCGGAGTTCGCGATGAGGTCGAGCCGATCTTGCTGCTTCGACTGCTTCGCCGATGTCGCCGACGCGCTCGAGCCCGACGAGACAGCCTTCGCGAGCTGCACCTCCGGCGGTACTGCGAATACCGAGTCCGATGCGAGGGTGGCGAGGTCAGCAGGTGCCGGGATGTGCAGGCGTGTGCGGGTCTCGCCCTGCGGCACCGGGCGACCCCAGAACATCCGTGATGCTGCACCGACGACGCCGCCACGCATGGGAGTGTTCTGTCGAACGTAGTCCACGCGATCGCGACGTGCACTGCCGTACAGGGTCTCGAGCATGTCGGTGTCGCCTAGGTACCAGGCTTCGTTCTCGCGGTACGCCTTGTACGCGACATCCCACGGTGCGGGCGGCCACGCTGTGTTGGGGGCAGGAAGCGCCATGGTGCCTCCTAGGCTGCGAGCTTCACGTGGGGTGACCAGATGTTCTTGGTCGAATGGGCGATGTAGCGGCCGGCGTCGAGGTAGTGGTCGTCGACCTTCACAACCTCGTCCTCGCCCTTTTCGGTGGCTTTGTCGGACCACTGGTACTCAGTGACCTCGGACTGCCAACCTGTGCACCGGTCGGTGACGAGGAGCTGATCGTTGTCGAGTAGGTTGCCGATGGTCGCGATGCCGGCGGACACTGCGTGGTCTGCGTGCCACGGTGCGAGACCCGTTCCGGATAGGTCCCGGTACAGCTGCTCGTGGAACGATGCGGCTGCGGGGTCGAGCATGATGAACCGCGGTTTCATGTCCGACGGGTACGGGGTGTGCTCTTCGGGCAGCCAATCGCGGAACCGTTTCGAGAGAGCCGCATCAGTGAGGCGCACGTTGTTGTGGTCGGCGGGTGCGTAACCCCACTCGTCCATGAGGACCAGGCGGGCTCGAGGTTCGTCGCGGGGGCCGCGCTCGTCAGTGAGGCCAAGCATCAGCGCCGTTGTGGTGTTAGTCGTTCCGTAGTCCATGCCGATGCCGATGACATCCTGCAGGCGCGGCATCCGGTCAAACGGGATGACGTGGCGGGCTGGGTCCCACATCGGGTAGACAGCGCCGGCGGCGTTCGTCCACTCGCCGCGGATCATGCGGTCGTAGAAGACTCCGGAGTAAGAGGCCTCCATGTCGGCGATGTACTCAGCCGACAGGTTCGGGTTGTCCTTCATCGTGAAGTGGAAGGAGACCAAGTTCTTCGTAGCGGCTTCGAGGATCCACTTCTTGCGGATCCAGTGGTTCATGCTGGCCGGGTTCATCGTCGCGAGGAGTCGAGCACCGTCAACGCGAAGACGAGAGACGAGCATGTTCCAGAAGGCCTCGGGCATGAGCGCGGCCTCGTCGACGTACGCGAGGGCGACCGTGGCACCTTGGATGCGTCCTACAGCTTTCGAGTCGTTCGCTCCGACGATCATCACCTCGCGGCCGAGGATGACTGCGGATGCGGCGCCCGGCGTGTAGTGAATCTGTGAGGCGATGGTCGAGCCGAAGATCGCCGTGTTCTGGAACAGCACGAAGATGTTCTGGTAGACCGTGGTCATCGTGCGTCCGACGATGAGAATCAGCCCCGTGCGTGGTGCAACACGAACCGCGAGCAGGAACGCCCACAGCGAGATGACCGTCTTCCCCGACGAGACCGCACCGTACCAGAGGGCCAGCTTCCGGGTGCTCGCGTCAACGAGCGACAGGATCTGAGCCTTCGAGACGTGCCGCTCGAGCTCACTCAGGTTCAACGGGTGTCTCGCCGTCAGCTCGGTACGCCTCCGCGGCGGCCTTGAGCGTGTCCGCCACGAGATCGAGTGTGCCGATCGCCTGGTCAAGACCACCGTTGTCCTTCTCGACAATGCGTGTGGCCTTATCGAACGCGATACCAGCGATAGCCTGCGCGTTGCGGCGGGCCTCTAGTGGGGCGGCCTCGAGGTAGTGCTCTTGGTAGATGTTGTCCTTGCCGCCGAAGTTGTAAACAAGAAACGTGTGGTCGAGCATGTCCAACGAGTCCGACGCGTTCACAATCATCTTCTGCGCAAGCAAGATCCGGTCAGCAGCCATGTCGATGGTGTGAGCCCGAACCGCCATCTCCGTCTGAGTGCGATCGAAACCGAGTTCGTTGTCCTTCGCCCAACGGCTGATGACGCTCGGAGAGATGCCGAGCTTCGCCGCGATCGCGTTGCAACCGAAACCCTCGTCGTAGAGCTTGCGCGCGTCTGTGCGCATTTGCTCTGAGAATGTTCTCCGCGCCATGGACGATCACCTCGGTTCGCTCACCTCTTGTGAGCTTGCGGATGAGGCGTGGGCCTCGGATTGCAGTGTGGGGCTACGGTTGGGTCACGCTCGGCGCTGGGTCGGGCATGAGGGAGGAACCATGGCTAAGTCACGATTCATGCTGCACTACGGCGGGCAGCAGTTCGAGGTGAATGACGATGAGGTTCTGGACGGTATCGCCGGAGATACCACTGTGGGAACAATCAAGTTCCGTCTGGCGGATGACCGTTGGTTGACTATCGCAACGGGACCGGGCATCCCAGTGGCAATCGAAGAGATTCACCCGGGCGACACACGTCAGTCGACGGGTCAGGTTGCTCGCCGGATTCGTTAGAGCGGCTGCACGCGCAGGTTGCTCATCCCTGAGAAAGGTGACAGGGACCTGCGTGTGCGGAGGCCTTCACCGGCAGCAAGAGTGAGTGGACCGGTGTTGACGCGTGCAGCCGAAGTCTTGGGCACAGAGGCGAGGCCGAGTCACGCGGAAGAGCGGCCTCGCTCTGGCGGGCAGCGCTCAACGCCTTCATGTGCGTTGCTCGCCGTAGGGTGTTCCGAACTCGTCGCGAGGTGTGCGCGCTCTGGGCGGCTAGTTGGCTGCTCGGCGGTCGGAAGTTAGAGGGTTCGTGTGGCTGCGCGTTCGATGGTGCGTGCTTGGCGGCGGAGCATGCGGGCGATGAGCTGCGGGTAGGCCTCGATCGCGGCGGGGTCGATGCTCAGGTGGAGGAGCTTCTGGTAGTACCTGGCGGGGGAGAGACCGAAGGTGTTGCGGATGGCTTCTTCTTTGGTGCCGGCGTGCCTTGGGTTGGCTTCCTCAAACTGCAGGAGTTGGTGCTCGAGTTCACTGAGAGCGGCCATGGTGCACCGTATCCCGGGTGTCGCCGTGTGGGTCAGCCCCAGTGATGGTGTCAAAGTGCGCGGACTGTATGCTCGCGCCATGCACATGCACTCTGTGACTGGAGCGAAGAAGCTGAAGGAAGTACGCCGGTTCTTTGAGCTCTACATAGACGATCATTCGACGTCGTTCGTTTTTACTGCCCAAGAGGCGAGCGACCTCGGCGTCGAGAGCAATGTCATCGCTTGCTATGACAGGAATGGAATCGCTGGAGCGGCGCACTTTACGACACCGTTCGAGGACGCGAAGGAATTGCTCGAGAAGGGCGTACCTGAACGGCATGTAGTCACATTCATCAATCGCTACCGCATGCTCTACAACATCGCGGTCCGCGAGGATCTGCGGGACGCTGGTGTGGGGGCTCTTCTACTAGAGACGGTCGAGCGCGGTGTGCGAGCGCGGGGAGCGACCGAAGTCATCGGCATAGCGGAGGGAGATCTTGCGCGGTTAGAGAAGTTCTACCGTCAGAGTGGCTATGAAGTGCTTGAGCTCGGTCACCCATTGGAGCTGACGCTCGCTCCACGGGTGGGCCTTACGCTCCCGCTGCACGTGTCTCCGCAGAACATGGTGCGCTGGTTCAAGAAGAGTCTGTAGCCAGACGCACGAATGCCCCGGCTCTGGGCAGAGTTCGGGGCATGCACGAGAAGATTAACACAAACTTGAGACGGTTGGTGGCATCGAATCGCGAGTGTTCAGATTTCCCATTCGCTCGTGTCGAGGCCGAGGGTAACTCGTGCGTGCCAGATGACGGTGCGCATGCCCATCTCGAACGTCTCGTACTCTTCGAGGGTGTTGATCGCCGATTCTTTGCCCTCGAGCACTTTCCGGTCCCGGATGGCGAGGTGCCGGCGGTAGCCCTCCTCGAGTCGTTCGAGGAGCTCGTGCGCGGTGGTGATGCTGGGCTCGTATCCGGGTTGCTTATCGTCGGGCATGGTTTCCTCAGGGCTGGTTGGCGAGTTCGAGCAGTACGTCAGCATGGCACGGCTGGTCGAGCGGGCACCAGCACGCAAGATCATGGCCGGTGAGAACGCTCATCATCTCGCGTAGCTCAGGGGTGTCTTCGACGTACTCGCGGAAGTACTGGACCGCAGTGGCGGCGTCCTCGACTTTCACTGCTTCCGGATGGAACTGTGGGAACTTCGTCGGGCGCCGCTTCCCGTTGACGAGCACCCACCAGCCTCCGACAGCGAAAAGATTTCCCCACGCGCTCGGACGCGAGACGATCACGGCGTCGGGGTTGTCTGCGCGCCATGGCACCTGTCGAGACATCTGGATACGCTGCGGCATCACGCCACCTCGGTTTCGACCTGTGCATCAGGGTGGTCGACGGACCAACGCAGTGCTCGCATGCCGCTCCTACCGCGCCAGACCTGCCCGCAGAATCGGCAGTGGCCGATCGCCTGGTCGAGGGTCTCCTCACCGATGTTGCGGTACTCGATGATGATCGCCGTAATCTGATCTCCGGTTCGGGGATCGTGGGCGTAGCGCTCTCCACAGTCCGGGCATGCTGCGGGCTCAGTGCGCACGAGTCGTCGGAGCGGGACGATCTCGCGCTTGCCGTCCGTGATCTGCGTGCGCGTCTTCTGAATCATCACCGGCTGGCCGAGTTCATCCATCACGGGCTCCCGTACTCGCTCGCCGTGGATGACACGCACGCGAGTCTTGGCCTTCATCACTGGCTCCCAGTGTTCTTCGGTGAGCTCGAGAGTGGTCGGCGGGTCGAACATGGCGACGATCGCTCTCTCCCACCCTTCGATGATTCGGAGTGTGATTTTCTCCTCGGCATCGCTGACGTCGCCTGCACGCATGCGGTTTGCGAAATCCAAGTACCAGTCGCGTAGGCGGCCGTCGATGGAGCGTTCCTCTCGAGCGTCGGGCAGGGTGAGGTACCAGGCGTTCACGCGGGCCACGATCGAGTCGAAGAGTGCGAGCGCGCCGGCATCGAACGGGATGCGTGCCGAGCCGTCCGACGACCCGCCCTTGGAACCGATGCCTCCGACCACAGCGTCCCTGAGCTGCAGGAGCAAGGGCTGGTGCTCGACCTCGGAGATGCAAGAGATCCCTGCATCGTTGGTCTGCGCCACCTTCGAGATGTGCTTGAGGGTGAGTTTGTCTACTGCGTCGAGAAGGTAGTTGTTCACGAGGCGCTCCTGTCGGTGCTGCGGTGTTCGGGTGTTGTCGCCCACGAATGGTCGGCGCTGTGGTTTCTGAGGTACACGCAGCCGCCGATTCCACAAAGACCTTCGGGGATTGGGGCTGGTGGATACAGTGACGGTCCGGGCTCGCACTCGCCGTCGTGGTTGGCTCCGAGGTAGCACGAGCCGCGGTCGCACTCGAGACGTTCGGCCCGAGATATGAGGTCAGCGTCAATGAGGTCGATGGTTGCCTCGTCGAGCCAGCGGAGTCCAAGCGCGCCTTTGAACGGGATCGGGGTGGTGAGTGCGCGCGCGTTGTCGAGGTGCAGGTGCCACACCCGTGCCTCAGCCCACGGCGAACAGCGTCGACCGTGCGCGCTAAAACACGTGTGACCTTCGTGTGCATCGGTCAGGTCGACGACACCGATGATTGCACCGCGCACTGCGAAACGAGGGTCGTTCGGGTCAGCAGAATCGGCGCCCCACATTTCGCCGTCAGATGCGGGCCAGCCGTTGTCCTCCGAGGTGATCGCACGGCGCAGCTCCCAGTCGTTGCCGTCGGGTTCGTCGAAGACCAGGCCCGCGTGAATCGCGACCCGGCCGCGGAAGTCACCCGCGAGATTGCGGACGCGGTTCTCCACGTCCTTCCGGCCGTGGATGATCGCCCACGCCCACGGCTGCTTCACCGTCAGGATCCGCGTAGGTCTGCTGAGATGGTCATTCATCGTCGTTCTCCTCGTCATCGTGGGTCGGGTGGTGATACAGGGCGCGCCCTTCTGTGTCTGTCCCGCAGCGGCTGAACTCGCCACACTCACCGCATGGCTTGTCTTGCTCGGAGATTCCGTCGAGGTCGGGCTCGTACGGGTCACTCGGCTGGTCGCCGACAAGCACGTGATCCCAGAACTCGCTGTCTGACATAGCCCGGCGCGAAAGCGTTTCGGGGCACAGGCCGGCCATTAGAACGGGGTCTCGTCGTTGAATGCCGAGGGCGTGTTCCACACGTCACCCGTCGTTGCGTCGGGAATCGGTGCTGACGGTGCCCACGGCTCCTCAGCGGCTGCGGGCGAACCCGTTGCACCCCCGGAGCGTCCTGATGCCGCACGGGTGACCTGAGCCGTCGACCAGCGCAGGTCTGGGCCGATCGCGTCCACCTCCAACTCGATGGATGTGCGCTTCTCGCCCTCCTTCGTCTCGTAGGAACGTTGCTTGAGGCGTCCGGTCGCGATGACCCTCGTGCCCTTCGCCAGGGATCCTGCGACGTGCTC